CAATAACAGAATACAATAATTGGATAGAAAAACACCCAAAAAAAGTTGGTAAATTAATGAAAATTCAACTAAAAATGTTAATTTCTGATATAAAAAACAAAGAAAGTGATGTATATTATGATACAAAAAAGGCAAATCATGCAATAGAATTTATAGAAAATTTTTGCAGAAATATCAAAGGAAAAACTGCAGGAAAATTAGTTGTATTAGATCCCTTTCAAAAAGCATTTATAGCTGCAGTTTTCGGAATTTGCTATAAAAAAACCAAATTAAGGAGAACTAAAAGAGCAGTTTTAATTGAAGCAAAGAAAAATGGAAAGTCTCTATTAGCATCTGCAATTGGTTTGTATATGCTTATAGCTGATGGAGAGGGTGGACCTGAATGCTATTCTGTAGCAACACAAAGAGACCAAGCAAAAATTATTTGGAATGTTGCTAAAAAAATGATAAAAAAAGACAAAGACTTAAGAAGATATACAAAGACATTAGTAAGTGAAATATCTTGCAAATTCAATGATGGAATTTTTAAACCATTGGCATCTGATTCTGATACACTAGACGGGTTAGATGTTCATTTTGTAGTTATGGATGAAATTCATCAATGGAAGAATGGTTATCCACTTTATGACATTATGTATCGTGGTATGGATAATAGACAACAGCCACTTGCATTAATAACAAGTACAGCAGGAACCATCAGAGAAGACTTGTATGATATGATTTATGATGAAGCAGTAAACATTTTAACTAATGACGGATTTGAAGATAAAAAATCAATATTTTTCATTTACGAATTAGACAAGAGAGAAGAATGGAAAGATTTTAATAATTTGATAAAAGCAAATCCGGGTCTTGGTACTATTAGAAATGAACAGTCGCTACGAGATGAGTGGCAAAGAGCAATGGATAATCCAGGCATGTATCTTAAAACATTTTTAATAAAAAACTGTAACATCAGAGAAACATCAACTGAAAGTTGGTTAGATTTAGAAGATATAACAAATGTAAAAACTTTTGACATTAAGAAATTAAAGCCTAGATATGTTATAAGCGGTTGGGATATTTCAAGTACAACAGACTTAACTTGTGTATCATTCCTTTTTAGAGTTCAAAATGATGAAGATATTTATATTTATCAACATTTCTTCATACCAGAAGATGTTGCAGAAAAGAAAATCCACAATGACAAAGTGCCTTATGATATATGGGAAAAGCAAGGTTATGTAACATTTTGTCCAGGAAACAAAATTGATGTAGAGTTTTTGTGGGAGTGGGCATATAATTTTGCGATTGAAAATGATTTTGTACAAATATGGAATGGATTTGATGCTTGGGGAGCTGAACTTCTAATGAAGAGGTATAGAGAAAATTATGGAGAAAGTTCTGTTGAAGAAATAAGGCAGGTTTTCAAAACTTTATCAAATCCAATGAAAGAGTTGGAAGCGGATTTGAAAGCTAAAAGAATTAATTTTAATAACAATCCTGTAACAAAATGGTGTTTAGGAAATACAGTTATTCAACAAGATAACAAAGGGAATATTCAACCTAAAAAAGGATATTCTAGCTTAAAAAGAATAGATGGAACTGCATCAATGTTAGATTGTTATATAACATACAAAAATCACAAAGATGATTATTTAAACTTAATTTAAAAAAGGAGAAGAAATGGGATTATTTGATAAAGTATTCAAACCTAAGGGGGAGAAAAAAGATCCTGAGAAACTAATAGGAGAATATTTTGAGTTGTTAAACTCATATACTCCGGTGTTTAGTACTTTTGAGGGGTCAGTTTATGAAATGGACTTAACAAGAAGTGTTATTCACTCGTTTGCTACTCATTGTTCCAAACTTAACATAGAAGTAAAAGGAATGGGAAATGAAAAATTAGCACGAAAAATTAAGACAAGGGCAAATGATTATATAGATACTGCAAAATATTTGTATAGACTTGCTACAATTAGAGAAGTTACAAACAATGTTTTTATAGTTCCAAGTTATGATGTCTTAACTGAAAAAGTAGATGGATTTTATCCGATTTATCCTCAAAATGTTGAATTGATAGAATACAAAGGGGATTTGTATGTTAGATTTTCATTTATGGGGAGAAGAGCTGCAATAGAATATGATAAGATTGGAATGTTAAATCAATTTCAATTTAAAGATGATTTCTTTGGAGAAGATAATAAATGTATGTTACCAACTATGCAACTTTTAGATACTCAAAATCAAGGCATCATTGAGGGAATAAAATCAAGTGCAGCAATTAGATTTATGGCTCAATTAGCAAATGTAATAAGAGATGATGATTTAGAAAAAGAAAAAGAAAGATTTGCAAAGCAGAACCTATCTAAAGACAATAAAACAGGATTGATGATTTTCGACCAAAAGTACAAAGAAGTAAAACAAATAGTATCTACACCTTTTACAATAGATGCAAATCAAATGAGAGATATAAAAGAAAATGTATATACACATTTTGGAACGAATGACAACATTTTACAAAACAAGTTCAATTCAGATGAGTGGAGTGCATATTACGAGGGAAAGATTGAACCTTTTGCAATTCAAGCATCAATGGTTCATACAAATTTAACTTTTACCGAAAAGCAACAATCTTTCGGTAATGCCATTTTATTTACTGCGAATAGATTACAGTATTTAAGCAATCAAGAAAAATTACAAACTGCAACACAACTTTTTGATAGAGGTTTCATAACAAGAAATCAAGGTAGAGAAATATTTAATATGGCACCTACGGAAGATGGAGATAAATACTATATCAGAAAAGAATATGCAGAGGTTAAACAACTAGATCAAAATATACAAATGCAAAGTCAGGGGGAAACGGAAGATGAAAGTTAAAATTATAAGCGGTGCTCCTTGTAGTGGAAAAACAACATATTGTAAAAATAATATGACTGATAAGGACTTTGTTTATGATTATGATGAATTAACAAAAGCATTAACATATAAAAACGAACATCCAAAAGGAAAGACTTTAGTTCATGAGTATGTAATGGATTTTAGAAAATCTATTCTTGAAAGAGTACAGGAAGACACAAAAGACGGTTATTTGTATTGTATTTGTTGTAGAAGTGAAGAAGTTATAAACAAACTTGATAACATAGAGTTTGAAGTTATCGAAATGGAAACAACTTTAGAAAAGTGTTTAGAGAATTTGAAGAATGATGATAGTAGAAAAGATAAAGAAGAATGGGAAAAAGCAATAAAAGAATTTTTTCAAGAAAAAAGAGGAAGAAGTATGATACCTAAAAATAAATTAGATAATAGGCAGTTTAGAAAAGTACAAGACTTTAAACCGAACGAAAATGAAGAAGATTTCATTGTGAGAGGTTATGCTGCAAAATTTGAACCTTACGTTTTATTTGAAAACGACGAGGGAGAGGTTAGAGAAAAATTTAATAAAAGTTCATTTGATGACACAGACTTATCTGATGTCATTTTTTTATATGATCATACAGGAAAAGTTCTTGCTAGAACTAGCAATGGAACTCTTAAGCTAAAGCTTGATGATGTAGGTCTTTTTGTAGAGGCTGATTTGTCAACAAGTGAAGCTGCAAAAGAAATGTATAGAGAAATAAAAAGCGGACTGGTAACTAGAATGTCATGGAGTTTCAAAATTGGAGAATATCATTTTGATAACAATACAAGAACTATTATCCATGACAAAATCAAAAAAGTTTATGATGTATCAGCTGTTGGCATTCCAGCTAATAATGATACTGAAATAAATGCTCGTAATTTTGGAGACGGAGTGATTGACAAAATTAAGGCGGAGAGACTGAAAAACGAGCAAAAAAGAAAAAAATTACAATGGAAGACCTACAATCATATCCGTGTCTGGTATTTGATCAAGGAAAAAACAGCTCTTTTGATTTTCCCCTTTCTTTATAAAACCGTCTTTCGTTTTCTTGGGTATCAATTGGGAAAGCGTTATCATAAGCTCCCGAAAAGCTGGATTTTTGCCTTTACCGTGAATCCCCAGTATTTTCGGAAGAAATTTTCCAAAGAAAGGAAAGAAAGCAATCTATGAGTCCTTTGTTTAGAGTAATTATCCTGCTGGTTTGCCTGGGAACCACTCTGTTTTTACACCGTTCTATCAGGAAGTCGAAGATGCGGATTGAGGAGAGTATCTTTTGGTTACTCTTTTCCATTCTCTTACTTGTTTTTGCCATCTTTCCCTTTGTGCCGGATTTTATGGCAAGGAGCCTGGGGATTTATTCCACCCCGAACTTTCTCTTTTTATTGGTGATTTTTATTCTGCTTTTACGGCTCTTTCATACCCATGTGGAACTGGGAAAGCTGGAGGAAAAGGTCAATCGTATCGTGCAGGATATGGCCTTGGAGGAGAGAAAAGAAAGAGAAAGGGAAAAGAATTTGGAAATAGAGCAGGAGGACAGTCAATGAGTAATCTACTAAGCTTGTGGAAGGAGCATCCCGTATTTTTGCGGGAGTGCATTTTCCTTAGTTTGATTTCCCTTGCCTTTGCAGCAGGCTTTTTCTTCTTTCTTTTTCGTAGGAAAATGAAGCTTGCCCAGATTTATTTTTTGAGCATGATGATTCTTGGCTCTCTTTACTCCTTTGTTCTCATGCCCTTGTCCGCTCCGGATGAGGTTCTGCATTATGTCAGTGCCTATGCGCTGTCTTCGGAAATGCTGGGGCAGGGGGGGAGACTCTATGATGGGGACGGTAATCTTCGGATTCGGAAGGAAGATGAGGAGATAGATGATTGGACCGGAGACAATAAGCCCGAGGAAGCCACGGTTTTCGG